AAATATGGTTTGATCTGTCCCTTATCCGGACAGGAGATGACCTATCAACAAGGACTCGGGAACCTGGAGACTAACATTTCCATCGATCGCATTGATAGTGATAAGATTTATGAAAAAGGAAATATTCAATTTATTTGTAGAAGGGTAAATAGTATGAAGAATCATTTTAGTAACCAAGACCTAGTTTTTTGGTCAAGAGCGATTGCGGTGCAGCACGATGTATAAACCGTTGCCCGAATCCCTTACTATAAAACAGAGCAAAGTCAATGGCTTAGGACTCTTTGCTCAAGAGGGGATTGCCCAAGGAACGAATTTAGGAACGAGCCATATTAAGATTGGAGAGAAGATTATCCGAACTCCCTTGGGTGGATTTATTAACCATGCGAATGAAGCGAACTGTGTTAAAGTGGAATTGAGAGATGAAGCTTACACGAAGAAGTGGGCTTTAATCACTTTAAAAAATATTAAGAAAGGGGAAGAGTTAACGTTACGTTATACGTTTTATAAACTATGATAGAAACACTAATATGTTTTATTGAGAAATGGTCCGGAAGAATTAATCTTTGGGCTTATAAAAATAAATTTAAAACTCAAGAAGACTGGGTGAAAGGATACCGAGAATGGAAAAAAAGAAAATGCCCACACAATTAAAAAAACGTAAACGAAATAAGTTTGGTCAACAGATTGATCAGTATTGGAGACGTAGAGATCTTCAACGTCTTATTGATAAAGGAGTTATTGATACTAAGATTCAAATGAAAGAGGTTAAGAAGTTATTCGATGAAATTAAATAGAAAGTATAACTACGTCCAGGCCTCACGGAACACGGAACATGGATCACGGACATATAATGTACATGGCATGAGACTGCCTTCAGTGACCACGGTGCTTGCAAAAACAAAAGATCAGACGTATCTAAGGCGCTGGAAGGAAAAAGTTGGTGATGAAGAAGCAGAGAGAATTAAGAATCATTCAAGCAAGCGCGGGACTTGCATGCACAAGTTCTTGGAGAAACACATCCAAGGGAGTGGGTATGAAGATCTTACGGAGATGGGTATCCAAGCCAAGCCGATGGCTCAAAAAATTATTGAAGTAGGACTTACTCCTGTTAGTGAATACTACGGCACAGAGGTCACATTATACTATCCAGGTCTTTACGCAGGTAGCACAGATTTAGTCTGTATGCATAATGACATGGAAACGATTGGAGATTTTAAACAAAGTAACCGCCCAAAACGAGAAGAATGGGTAGAGGATTACTATCTGCAGATTGCAGCTTACGCGATGGCACATGACTATGTACACGGTAGCAAGATAAGACAGGGAGTCATTATGATGTGCACTCCGGATTTGTATTACCAAGAATTTAAGATTCAAGACAATGAATTAAAGCGCTATAAACATGAGTTTTTGAAAAGATTAGACAGTTATTATGACCTATTACATGACGAAAAAGAACACGTAGATGTAGGAGAAATAGATTTTGAAGCCAATAAAATTTAGAGTTGGGATAGAGGGGTTTTTCATCCGGGTTGTGGCGGGCTCGAGTATAGCTATATGTTCGCCCTCGATTCCCTATCCTGAGAGTCTTCTATGACATCAGGACATCTAATAACGAGCATGAAGCATCCGCCACGTAAAAAGGAGGGAAAATGAGAGAACGAGTATACAAAGCTCTAGTTAAACGATATGAGTCTGAGCAAGAAGATGCTCTGCTAAAGATTGACTTGCTTCTAGTGAACGCTGGTAGCAACGCTGTCATGGTAGATCACGCAGACATAACAGGTCAAATCGATAAACTACTGGCTAAATGTGCTAGTGCAGCCGAGAAAGTGGCAATTTTAAGGCGCTTTTATGGTACAAATTAGGCAAGTGTCTGCATATAGGGATGTCAGAAAAAATTATTGTTTTAAAAATAAAAAAATAGTTGAAAATAATCTGTCAATCTGTCAGTTTGAGAGAAAAGATAATAAAATCAATGCTTATTTAAGCAAAATACTGCCAAATTGTTTGACATATCATATTTCACAATCTGTCAGATGTGTCAGTGAGTATCAAAAATGTAGCAATACCAACACTGTATTCGCCACGCGGAAACTTTTCAACTTTTTGAATTCTTTGAAAGTTCCTAGATTACTATATATAAAATATTACTATGCCCAAAAAGAAGAAGTCAAAATATAAACACGTTGTGATTAATAAGAAGAAATATTACTTCTATAAAATATCATGGCTTGACATAACCGGGGATGCGGGGCATGCCACTAGAGAGGAGTTTGATAAATTTGAGTGCTCAAAGATGGTGTCGTTTGCTTACATCTATAAGAAGACAAAGAAAGCTCTTTGGACTTTCGCTAGTTATGATGAAAAAGATGAAGCGTATTCAGATCGAAACATATTCCCACTTGGTTGCATCACTAGAATGGAGAGATTAAATGTGGAATCCCGATAGGGTTATATTTTTACTGTTTGCGTCTGTTCTTGTGTTGGCGTGGGTGTTTGTGTCTTTGTAGATGTCTGATTGGCAACAGTATTTTTTGGTTTTGTTTGTTTTCTCACTGTTTTGGTTTGTGATGGTTTTTGGTCCAATAATGTCGAGTCGGGGGTAACGTTTAAAATTGGTGCATAGTCCTCTAAAATTTGTTTCATTTTGTTTTCTAGCTCTTGTTCTGACATATCTTCTAGTTTCCCATGCTTTATTATTTTTCGTTCTATGTATAATCCTGCTGCCTTGCCTCGATTTGTTTCAGCGTTTACTGCAGAGGAAAAACTCCCTTTCTTCAAAGCCAGTTCTTTTATGCGAGAAAGTTCAGCAACGTGCCCTTCGTAAGAGACCTCAAATTTTTTAAGTCTTTCTTCTTTTAGTTTGCCTACATATTGTACCACCAAAGGACTAAGTCTAGGGTTTAAGAGTTCAGATCCTTCTTGTCTAGCCCGGTTAGCACTGTAGCCAGCAGCGATAGCTGCTTCGGCTTGAGTCATAGGTCCATTTACTCCACCAAATACTACAAATTCAGCGAATCTCATTTGCATTTCTGTTAATCTTTTTGGAACTCCCATACTTGACATTTTAAGGTAACTGTCCTATAATGTCAACCATGACAGAATGGAAAGAAAAATATGAAAAGGAACGTAAGCTTCGACAAGAAGTAGAAGGTGAGCTTAGTATTATTAAAGCTACTACTGTACTTAACTCTCCGGAGATGAGAGAAGCTATAAGAACTATTAAAAATTTAGAAACAAGACTAGCTGAAGTTTTAAGTCTTGAAGATTCTCATCAAAAACTAAACGGAAAATTACAAGAAAGATTGACAGAAGTAGAAGAAGATAATAAGAAGCTGGCAAATCAAATAGACGATAAAATTAATCAATTACGAAAATCAGGACTGTAATGTATGTTAAGCACTTACAAGAATATTTAGATAAATTCACTGCTGGTCCCGGCGGGACAAGAGGTAATGCAGTTAGTCATGCTAAAATATATATTGAACGTAATGGATTTCTAGAAGAAATCAAAAGAATTGAAGTGCACGAGGCTCCTGCGGATAGGAAAAATCCATTGGATGCATCGGTTAGAGTTGTGATGAAACCCAACAGAGAAGAGAAATTAATACTGCCTCCAGGGTATGTTAGAGACTACTAGGTTACCCTTAAAATGAAATGGCACCCGAGCGAAAATTATATCAAAATGTTAAAAGAAATACACCCTCCATCCGGTGGATTCGTATTGAAAATCTTAGCATACTTGGTTGCCCTGATCTATTGGGGTATAATACTTCTGGTCACTTTTTTACTGTTGAATTAAAAGTCGCTAAGGGTAATAAAGTAAAATTTTCTCCACATCAAATTGCCTTCCACGTACAGCATCCTAAGAATACTTTTATTCTTATTGAAGCACTCGGTCAGAGATGCTTCAAACTTTTTCCAGGATCCGAGATCCGTGGACTAAGTGCCGAGGGCCATGATTATGGCTGGCCTATAGCCCAGTCTTGGGAAGATATCCAAAAAATTTTTGAAGAAATAGTTTAGAACGATTCTAAACTATGAACCGTGGTTCGTGGTGCTTGGAGCTTCGAGCTTGGTGCTTGTTGCTTTTGTCAATAAGACATATTGACGCGCGACAATTTGTCGCACGGGCTTGGCGCTTGAAGCTTGAGGCTTGGTGCTTGGGGCTTTCCCCGCTTGGCGCTTGAGGCCTGCTGTATCTACTATACTATTATTTCCACAAAATTCTAAAACGGGGGTGCGACGATTTGACATATTGACAAAGGTCCGTGGGCCGGCTGCGCCGGCCCACGGTAGGTGTTATGCTATTGATTCTCCTTTATCGTTGTACATTTTGCAATCATCCACATCGATCGTGTAATGACCGTTGTCTGAGTTGTCGCC